GATAAAACCATATCACAAAAACTCTCAAACCCTCACCCGGTTCAAGTATCTTGTGTTATCGTCCTTCCATCCTCACCCGGTGGAATAAACTAGGCTTCCTAACCCGGAGTCTTAACCAGGAATTCCTCACCCGAATTCCACCAAACTCCTGCCCCTCACCAGGGTCGGAAACAACACACATAACTTTATCAGTTGTGTAATCCAGTTTAACTGTGTAATACTGTTAAACAACCATGTCTTCTCTGCAAGACAAATTCGGCCTTGCCTCATCCGCAACCGCCACCATCAGCGCATCCTCACCCGATGTGCTACCCCCGTCTGCTGCTACAGGAAAATCCCTCGGCATTGATGATTATTCGCATAATTGCGTTCTTGATCAGCTCAGACAAAACACTGCCCTCGACTACGAGGACATCTCAAAGAATGTTAACAGTAACATTCTCAAACAACTCTTGACTTCTCCCCAGACTCAAGAGATCATCGTTTCTGCTATGCTTAACGATACCGTCGACGCTCTTAATGCCAAGAACCGATTGACGAAAGTCCCAGTCTACCAAAGACTGAGCAAGGAGGACCAAGATCGCCTCCGAAAGACATTTTGCATGTTCAACCTCGACTTCTCCAAAGCTTACGATTGCGCCGGCCATCCGTTCTGGCGTGCATATCGCACTCTTTCTGAACGCAAAATGCTCCGCCAAGCGGGAATCACTCCTGGGTCCCGTCCCGCTAAAGGCTACGATGCTGTGTACAAAGATGTTGGTGGTAACCCCGTTACACACCTCACTCGAGGTGAGTGTTACTGCCACACTTGCATGCCCCTTCTTTCTAACAATGACGATAAACGTCATTCCGCTTACAAAGAAAGACTTCGCCGTTACTCCACACACAAGCATTCCCCCTGCTTCAATTTGCATCTATCCCAGGACTCCCGCGTCATTTGTAACAGGATGTCTCAAAATTGTTCCGTGAAAGCCGAAGTCCTCATCTTCCTTCACTCCACTTACGACATGTCTCTTTCCGACGTCGCTGACGCTATGCACCGCGCTGACGCCAGAACCGCTTATGGTGTCATGCATTTCAATCCCTGCGTATTGTACGAAAAGAAAGGTAAACTCCTTAACGGTATGAACTTTGAAAAACGTGTCGTCAACGGTCGCATGCGAATCAGGTTTTGGTACACGAACGACAGCCAAGAAGGTTACGAACACGACTTCCTCAACTACGTCGCTCTACTCCGTACGTTCAGAATCGCATCGACTTCGAAAGACACGCGCTACTACAATGTCCAATTCGACACTACTGATGACGACACAGCCTTCTTCGTAATCAGACAATCCATAAGTGGAACCATTCCCCGATCCCATCCTTTCCGCGTCTTCACTAACGAAGCTCTTGCTGACAAGATGATCGTCTACTCATGGCATTGGGACACAATTAACCCTGGTAACATTTCGTCAAGTGTCATATCTCGAATGCGCCCCCAACGTATCATCGTTCCCCGTAAACTCTTCTACAAGATGTGCGCCTTCGCCGATACCCTTCCCGACTCCAAGTTCACTGTCAAAAACATTCTCATCGCTGGTACCAGTTTCAACACCCGTGAAGTCATTTCCGGACAGTCCATTGGAGTTGTCGACCCAATCGAACCTGCTGAACTAAAAATGCTCGCTGTCTGCATTTACGTCCTCACTTATATCTCAAATTATGAGTGTACTAAGTCTCTATCTACCATGATAGCTGATGAAGACCGTGTCCGCGAAGAATCCAGCAGTGGATTCTTCTCCCGCTTGTTCCGCTTGCACATCCGACTTCCGTGGAATCACCGCGTTCAGAAATTCCAACAAAAGATGGACAGACTCATTGACGAAATGAAGTCATTTGAACCACAACTCACCGAAGATGAAGACCTCACCACCAGCAATGTAAAGACTATCATCAATGGAGTCAAATCTTTCGCCGCTGTTAATCGCCGGTTTGACATCACTCTTGACAAGATGTGTAACTTCCTCACTGTTGAAGAAGAACTCGACTGTCTGTCCGCTGGCGTCATCCCGTGCGATCGCGGTTTCACCTCTGACTCCCCCGTCTGTGATTACATTGACCCCGAGATGGTCCGTGAAGCCGTCATCAGTTCGCTTGAAGATGTGAAAGTGACCGAGACCGTCTACGACACTTCCTCATTCGTTACCACTGCTTGCGTGTCTGATCTCGCAGTCGTCGAAAACAGTTCTAACGGAGACTGCGTCTTCCAATCCATGATTGACGCATCCGAGTTGCACGACTACGAACCACGTCAGATTCGCAACAGACTTCTCACCAGTACCTACTTTCACAATCTGCGCGACGTCGCTTCCCAACGCCGCTTACTTGAATGTACTGACGGTTCCCCTGACGGTTACGGAGACCTTTCAACCTTCATTCTTTACTCCTTGGAATTACAACAGGGTGTTTGCATCCACGTTAACGGGATTTCTATGCGGTTTGGTGCCGCACCTTTCAAGCACTTTCTTATTCGCGACAATCATTGTTCCTACCTCAAACCTACCCACAACTTCGACGCCATTCCTACTTACAAATTCTCCGAAGACGCACCGCCTATCGAGTACTCGACCGTCTCTCGTGACAAGCAATTCGACCAGTTTTTCGGACTTCGCAGTCAATATTCACGCAGTCAGTTCAATAAGCGGCTCATTGCTGCCAAACATAACTACTGCCCTCTCAGTGAATTGGGAGATGGAAATTACGTCTGCAGATCCGGCATGAAAACTGCCGAAATGTTTGTTCGTTACTTTTCTACTCGTGAATACGAGTCTGCCGTGTCTATCGGTGGTCCCGGTGGTGAAGTCCAGTACCTCACCAACAAAGGTATACGCGTATTCGGTATCACGAAAACTGACCTTATTGACTTCTCACCCTCAGTGAAACACCATCTCTTCACACAGCTCATCGGAGACACTTATGATGGTGACATCACCAAAGAATGCAATATCGTTGCATTCCGTGATTTCATCCGTAACTGCTACTCGTCTGGTGTTTGCTTTTTCGGTGGCGATGTCGCCACATCAGAAAGTGACAGTAACCACAACTTTCCCGCACTTGCGAAGCTGGTCGCCTGGGAGATCGTTCTTTGCACCACTGTTCTCAAGAACGGTGGTGACGCCTACTTCAAAGTCCTTGACCTGCTTAGTGACCAAATGCCCTACAACATTGAATTCCTTAACAATTCCTTCGAGTCTGTTGAAATTGTCAAACTCGAAACTTCGCGCGCTGCCTCCACTGAATTGCACATCATTTGTCGTGGGTTTAAGCTCACCAATGACTTACCTGTCGCTTGCTACGAGAAACTCATCCTTGGCGAATCCCACGACGTCGCTGACGTGACAATGGTCAACTTGATGCACGCACAAAAAATGTTTGACGCACACATCATTTCCGGGCTCCGCGAGTACCGCAAGTGTTTTAATACCGCCGGCGAGAACAACGAACACGTCAACCGATTCCCTGAAGAGAAAATCGAGGGATATCGCAATGTCTTGTGTCTGGCTTCCCGAGTAACTGCCGGTGGTCTCACCGACACTGTCAAACGCACATTTCGCAACATTTACACCATCGCTGGTCCAAAACGTGACTATGTTGCTGAACTGCGAGACTTCGTGTATGATGTTCCCGCCGACGTTAAACCGGTCGCCGCGACCCCGCCCACCGTCACTCCCACCGTGTTCCCCTCAAGTCCCGCTGAAGCTGAAGAACCTCTTGAACTTCTTGTCGCCGAACCTGCTCCTGGTGTCGTCACGCGTATCGTCGAGTACATGAAGAAACCAAAAATTGACAAGTTTCTCGTCTCGACCGAACCTGATGGTACTTTCACAGAAATTGGGCAAAGTAAACCCCTCGGGATAACCGCGCCTCCGCCGCTCGTCTTCAACAGTGTCCCCTTCAACGTCAAACCAAAGTCCCACGTGCCTGCACACAAACCTGACGAACCATCTGCACCCGCTGTCGTGGAAGAAGTTACCGTCGAACACGACGTCTGTAGAGCTGCCATGAACGAATTCGTCGAACTCCAGAAGCTTACTCTATCCTGCGAGATTTCGAACCACGCACGCATTCTGCAAAGGATCTCCACCCTCCCTCTCGCAAAAACGTTCACCGAAGAAGAGAATGGGAAGTACACGTATTGCACCGTCGCTATCGGTCACGAAATCCGTCACAGATTCGGAAATAAGGAAGAACGCAAGTACAACAAATTCTTCTTCAATGGAAAATTCCATCGCGTCGCCGACATGAAACGCATCCTTAATGTCGGGGACTCGTTCCTGTTTTCCGAATACTGCACGATCGCTATTGAAGAGGAAATGATCGCCGCATGCGAGTCCGTCGATGTGTCAAAATTTGTTATCCCACATGGAACCGGCATTGTACAAGCCGCTGCGGGCTGTGGAAAGACGTACTTCGTTGTCAAGAATTGTGTTCCAGCTCACATGCCGTGCGCCAGTAATGTTCTTCTTTCCACTGTCGAAGGAAAAGAAGACTTTGCTAGAAGAATTGAGAAGGAATACAAAGTTGAATTGACACCAGAACATCGAGTTCACATCCGCACGCTTGCTAGCTTCATCGTCAATTACAAACGCAACGTCAAAAGTGATACGTTGTTTATCGACGAAGCGCTCATGTCACATCCTGGTCAAATCTTCTACGCCATAGCCCTTTCCGGTGCCACCGAAGTCAAACTTCTCGGTGACGTACTGCAAATTCCATATGTTAACCGTACCCCTGCTTACACCACCAAGTATCACCGCCTCGCTGACTTCGTCCCCATCATCGATACCCTCTACATTTCTTATCGATGTCCTACTGACGTCGCTGCCAGACTCGACTCTCATTATGCTGAACTCAACAAAAACGGATGTGGAATGAAATCTGTCAAGTTCTCTACCAACACCTGCAAAGTCGTACGACTGAGTAATGAGAACTTCCCTCACGACAAGAATGTGCAGTACCTTACTTTTACTCAGAATGAAAAGAAGAAACTTGAGCTGCTGCACCTTCGTGTTTCCACGATTCACGAGTTTCAAGGTAAAGAGGCCAAGGTCATACGCGTCGTCAGGCTTAATCCTTTCCCCCAGGAAGAACTGTTTTTGCGGTTCAATTACGCTCTCGTCGCCCTCACTCGTCACACGGAACAGCTCACCTACTACACTCGCGTTACCACCGACGCGCTCTCTAAGCTTATTAAAGTCGACGGCATCACGTGTCATGTCGCTGTCTCTGAAGACGAGTGTCGTCGTGTCCATCACATCACCGCTGGTGTCGCTGACACTGAAGTGTTTCGAGTCGCCGAGTGCCTTCCTGTCGCTACGTACACCACCATGAGCGTTGTCAAGTCGCCCATCACCACTATCACTGAACCACGCCTTTACTTCGTGCCTCAATTCGGAAAGAAGTCGGATTGCAAACACAAACCACTGGTCATGCGATCCAACGTTGTTGTCGATAGTTCACGCGGTCAACTCAATGTCTACGTCGTTTCCTCTGTTTCCCAGAACCAAAAACATAACCTCACCACGATCACTAAGAATCTGCGCGAATGCGCGCCCATTCTTTATGAACGAGGTGTTGGACGTATTTTCGTGTCTGGTGCCGTTGAATCCGACATCGACCGTGCTGCCCTCGGTTACACCATGTACAAGTCACTGAGAGCTAAAGCGTACCTTTGCTCTACCAATGACGTGTACGATGTACCTTCCGAGGTGTTTGAGCTTCTCACACGAAACGGTATGAATCCTCTTCCGAATTGCCAGTTCGAGTCCTCGAAATTCTCCACCGCCGACTATATACCTGTTCACGAAGTCCCTCATGTGTTCTCTGTCTGTACCGCTCAAACCTTTATCACCAGTTTCTTCGGGCCTTGCGCTTTTACCGACCAGTCTTTTGACGGTTGGGACGTGCGTAACAGCGACCTCAACATTGAAGTCGGGGATATCTCGTTCTCACCTGTTGGCTGTGTACAACTGGGAAAAACATTTGACACAATGCGTCCGATTCTGCGAACACCCATGCCTCATATCCGCGACTACAACACTCGCGAACTCATGTTGGCTCTTGAAAAACGGAACCGCAATGTGCCTTCCATGAACGGAGTCGTCGACATTGAAGTTTCATCTTCTGAAATGCTCGACTCCTTGCTCGAGGAATGTTTCGATCCTGCACTTTTACGCTTCCACCTCGCTGAACCAATCACCATTTCCTCGAACTCTGTAGGCGAGTGGTTGAGTGGTCAGCCTCTCTCTGTCAGACCCATGATTGTCCCCGATTTTGCTCTGCACTGTCTTGCGCTTAATGAGTACAACTTCTCTATTAAGCGCAAGCCGAAACCCAACCTCACCGTTGACGCCACTGCCTCGTATCTTGCATTGCAGACCATCGTTTATCACGAAAAGTCCATCAACGCCATGTTTTGCTCCATCTTTCGTGAGATCAAGAAACGCGTCACCTCTTCTCTTTTGCCTCATGTCAAGATCTTCTGCGATATGTCATCCGAGGATTTTGAAGAAGTGCTTCAACGTGATATTCCCCCGTCTAAACTTTCCGCCGTTTGCGACAAGTTAGAGATCGACATTAGCAAATACGACAAAAGTCAGCGTGAACTTGCCCTCGAGTTCGAATGTAAACTCATGCTGCGTTTCGGAGTCGCTCCAGACATCGTCGAGCTGTGGTTCAATGCACATGTGCTTACTCGTGTGTATGACAAGACCACTAAATTGAAAGCACTGGTCTCGTACCAACGCAAGTCAGGGGACGCTTCCACTTTCATAGGGAACACACTGTTCTTGATGGCTGTGGTTTGCGATCTCATCCCTGTTTCTCAATTGGAACTCGCCTTGTTTTCTGGTGATGACTCACTCCTTTACGGACATTCGCTTTCGCAGTTTAAGAACGCACAACATTTCGGACTCAAGTTCAACCTCGAGATCAAGTTTTTCGAGTTTGACAAGTCGTACTTCTGCTCAAAGTTCTTGCTCGTCGTCAACGACCATTGGACTTTTACCCCTGATCCATTAAAATTCATTACCAAACTTGGTAGGCATGACCTTGTCAATCCCCTTCACGTAGAAGAATACCGTATTTCATTTGTTGACACCGTCAAAAACTACAAGAACTACGCAGTATGCGTCGCCGTCGCTGATGCATTGTGCGAACGGTACGGTGTATTCAAAAACTTCACGAACTTCCTCGCCTCGCTTCCGAACATGACCGATGAACGCAATTTCAACCAGTTGTTCTACTCTGAACTGGGAGACCGCATTGACCATACAGTAGTGTTCAGTCGTGATTTCTAATCTAATCACTAATCTTCCATTGTGAACCATCATGCGCCTCCCGATTCTGTTCGTTTGCCTCTTCTTCACCGCCGAGTGCGCTGTTTTCAGCAGCGATGTTGTTAACCAGCTCTCCACGCGGCGAGAAAAACGTGCTTTTTATCAGAAGTTTCATCCTGTTTTGAAATCCCTCGGTCGCCATCGTATTTCACCGTACGTTTTCGACCGGTCGTGTCTCAATGTCTACCGCACAAACGATTATTTGTTCGGTGAGTGTACCCTTCCGCCTAATTGTTCCGAGCCATCCGTCGTCAAGCTCGATAAAACATTTTACGGTCAGGAAACCGTTGTCTGTCACTCATCGTCCCGGCAAGACATGTCGAGTGAATTCGAGTTCTTCAACATCTCTTTCACTCCCCGACCAGTCGCACTCCGCGAACCTATCACTCTCTATGGTAAAGTGTTTACTCAACTTAAGAATATGAAACCAGTTTCTTTCTTTGAGTGGTACTATATCGTAAAGTCCGATGACAACATGTTCGGAATCGTACCGCGTATATGTGACGAACTTTTCCATCACTCCTCCCGTCTTCCCAAGACTGTGCGTATTGAACATCGTGGTGACGACGTTTGTTTCGTCGAGCTCGCACATGACTCCCTTCAGTGTGATCCCATCCTTTTCCCCAGTCTGCCCGTACTCTTCACTGTCCACGACTTCCCTATCGAGTTCGATGGAGTGCCATTTTCTCAAGGTTCTTTCGCTTCCACCAATAACAAAGTTATGGGAGCGGACGCATACTCTACTAACAACCTCACACGCACTCCTCGAGTTATCGACAAGGTTGGAGGTTCGTATATGGTGACTTACGATGCACTGGACTACTCCGGACCTCGTTTCATTGTCCGCAGTCATGGTTACCTCCCGACGGACAAACCCTATTGCTTCCACCTTACCGCACATTACACTTCTCCGCTTTCAAACATCCTTTCCAACGTGTCCAAGTTTTTTCGTAACGAATTGGGATACCTCCTTGAATTTTTAAAAGAAATCGCCGCCGATCTTGCATTCATTTTGTTCAAGATCATGAGCGAAATCTTCGACATCATCATGTCGTTTGTGCCTTACAACTCTCACTTCTACAGTGCGCTGTTTGTTTGTTCCTTCACGTATTTGATGTTGCGCGACCTCGTCATTTCTTTGGCGGTCCTCGTCGCTATTTATTGTGTAAAAATCTATTCAGATTCTTCCATATAATGTGTATTCATCTTCTTCTCCTAATCGTACTAATTTACTACTTGTACAATGTCTGCTGCCCCCCGAAAGCGATCTGCAGGCAGGACTGTGGCTGCCGCCCGTTCCACCACTTCCCAGAAGGTTGCTGCCCCTACTGCTCCGAAGAAATCCGCCCCGGCGAAGCGGAACCGATCGAACACTATGTTCGATCTTAACTCCGTCATTTCCGACATCTCGTCGACTCTCACCAAGGGTCTTAACCGACCTCTGGTCTTGCTGAGTGTCGTTTGCGTCGTTGCCCTCGTCGTCACCCACAATGCTGACTTCTCCTCCGGAGTTGTCGGTAAGTGGATCGCCGAAAAGTCCGCTTCCAACTCCCTAGCACTCTGGGTCCATCAGAACCAGGTGCGGTTTCTTGGACTCGCCGTTTTCCTTCCAGCCGTTCTCGACACACCCGACAACGTCCGCGTCGCCGTAGCCCTCGCCTCATGTTTCTGGGTGATGCTCATCCCCGCTGTCTCTATCTATGAATATGTCATCCAAGCTCTCGCACTTCACACTTACTTCCGTGTGACACTGCAGAACTCACGCATCTTCATCCTCCTGGCTGTCGGCGTGCTCTACTTTTTCGGGCACATTACCCTCAGCCCACCCTCAACACCCGGTGCTCTTGCACCAAATTCAACTTCCGTATAGACGAACTCCACAGGAGATGTAGTCTGCACACTTTGTGCCATTGGTGAACTCCCTTCTGGAGATGTAGCCAGTCCTTAAGACACCCTTGCATCACTCTGATGCAATCTCATGGTGAACTCCTCCTGGAGATGTAGCCACTTCAAGCTCCTTCCGAGCATCGCTGCGATTTGCCGCCGCGTCAAGTAATTTCTTGGAAAACCCTTAAATTTTTCTAAATTCACTCTTTTTACTTCTTTCTCTTTTACCGTAATTGGCAAAAAAAAAAAAAAAAAAAAAAAAAAAAAAAAA